GGCTGAGCCAGCCCGTCTGTACCGGCCCGCTTCGGGCTGGCATGGCCCGTTTCGGGCTGGCCCGGCCCGGGCTGGGTGAACCCGTTTCGGGCTGTACTGGCCCGGGGTGCCTGTTTATGCGTTGGCCAGTTAAGGAAAAGCTGGAGCGCAGTCTTGGCCACCTTAGCGGCAGTCTTGTTCACCTCGGGTGTCCAGAGGTGAAACTGTTTGTTGAAACGATACAGACCGTCCTCGTTCTTCATGAGGACTTTGCGGTCCGTTAACTGCCTGATTGCTCGCCTGATATTCGATGGATCGCAATTAACGACCAGGGCCATCTCAGACGGTGTTAGTTTGAGCCACACCTTTTTCTCCGGTCCAAACGAACGACCTAACACCCAGGTCAGAACCAGAGCTTCGGACTGTTGCCAATCACCGAGCATGAGCACGGGCCATAGCTCCAGAGCGATCATGAGGAATCCATCCTCGGTGTCAGGTCGTGTAGCCACGTTGAATCCCCTTGCTCAGTCCGGCCGGCCGTTGTAGACGGGGATATGTGGGATGGTTCGCTTGACCTCTCTGCCCAGGTGGCTGAGGAACGAGTTGGCGACCAGGTCGAGCTGTCGCGGAGCCGGGATCAGCCTGAACATCCCGCGTGAGGTGTCCACTTCAAGGAAGAGCTTGATCTGGGCCTGGTAATACTCCAGGCCGCGAACGTCAAACGGCATAAACGCGATAGTCAATTCATCCGGTAGCTCACCATCCACCGTGACGCGTGAAGTGATCTCCCGGCCCATGGACTCCTGATCGCGTTGCCGCGTCTGTGACGTCACCACGCCATTCTCGAACCGGATCTTGCGAACCTTTTCAAGAACTTCGGAGACTCCGGGGATATCAAGTTCGAGCCTGAGCAGACGGATAAACTCCTTCTGTTCAAGCCACAGGCCTAGCTGGAGCACCGTCTTCCAGTAGGGCGTTGCCTTGATGGCGAGCGTTGCGGTGTTGAGCCGTCGCTCATCGTTGTCGATCACGGCCGTGATCTGCCCCAGGTCGTACCACACGATCACGCGATGGTGGTCAGACTCGGACGGCTCGATCCCGTCAAGGAATTCGAGCAGGTCAGAGAGATCATCGAACTTGTGTTTGCGGGGTGAGATCTCTTTTTCAAAAGAGAAATGTTGTTCACCGAATACCCATTCTTCGCCTTCGTGATCCTCACGGATCTTGATCGGCTTTGCTGCGTCCTGCGCTTGCATGGCTAAGAACGCCAGAGCTTGTTCAAGCATCGCTGTCCTCGTCGTCTGTCATGAATGTGTTTTGGTTGACGTTGTCGACTGAGTCGGGGTTGAAGACCAGCGATCCGTTCTTCCGGACGCCGAAGGAATAGACCTTGGTCTGGTGTCGCGGGACCTTGCTTGAGACACAGATCGAAGACCTGACCTCGTAATAAGAGCCGTCGTTCTCGATCACCGGAACCATGGCGATTTCCAGGGTGACCTTCCGGGGTTTGGTGTCCTCCGGCCGGTCGATACAGTCGGCAGCGGCGCGGGCCAGATGCTGTTGGAAGGCCAGGGTTGCCTTGCCCATGTCCAGATCAACCAGACTGGCAAGAGTTAATGGCTTGAAACTCACGGCGTTACTTCCTCAAAACTGGGGTCAACAATGGTGCGATCTTCGGCCACGGTGCCTCGATCAATCAGGATTTGAACGTCCTCGGAGTCGTCGACCACTTCGAGGAACAACTGGCAGCCCAGGGCGGCGGCGCGCTGGATGATCTTGGAGCGGGTCTCGCGATCGAGACCGCCAGAACGGCTCATAAACACGACGCTGTTTGGGTTCTTGCGGAACGCAATGGCGGTGGCCACGTCCCACTGTTGCGACTCAGAGATCTGGTCGAACGGGATACCCCGGAACGTCAGGCCGTCGTCGCTGAAGCCGAGTTCATCCAGGGGAAGGTTTGCCTCGGCCAACATCTGCTTCTTCCGGGCGTCACACTGTTCGATGAACTTGGTGAGCGTGGCGCTTTCCTTGACCAGGCCGGTCAGCTCTTCCTTGACCGCGTCTCGCTTTTTGTTCGCGTCGACCTTGGCATTGATGGTCTTGAGGTCGGCGATCTGGGCCTTGATAGGGGCCGGGTCAGGAAGCTCGACGTTATTCAGCTTGGCTGAAAGCGTCTCGTGTTCCTTTTTGGCGATCTCCAGGGAAGCCTCTTTTCTGTCGTGAAGCTCCTGAAGGTTTTTGATCTTGGACCGAATATCTCCGATCTGATATTCCAGATCAGTGATCTGTCCCTTCCCGGTCTCCAGCTTGGTCCTGTCGTTCTGGACGTCGCGAGCAAGATCCTGGATCTTCGCCAGCTCCGTCATCAGCTCGGCCGGGTCGAGCGGCTCGGCCGGTGCGTCCGCATGGTGCGGCATATTGGCCAGCTTGAGTTCGGTCTGTTTGGCGTTGCGATTCACACCCGTGCGGATCGAGTACGCCTCCGCCCGTTCAGCGTCGATCGAGTGAAAGTCGAGCTTGCAGAGCCGCATAAGCGTCTCCACCTTGTCGCGATCACTGAGCGCCATGAAGTCGCCGGGGTCGAACGACAGGTCACCGAACAAGCTCTTGAGCAAGTTCACGCTGTCGCTCTTCATGCCGTTCTCTTGGCGAACGACCAGGCGGGTCTTGCGATCGGGTAGGACGGTGAACTCCACCGTCCAGCCGTTATCCAGCGTGATGAGCGCGGAGCCAGACTCCGCGCCTTCATGCACCTGCTTGGCGGGCACGTACTCTTTGCCGGCCAGGGCCATCTTGAGAGCAGTCTGGAAGCTGCTCTTGCCCTGGCCGTTCTTGCCGCCGATCACAAGGCTTTCGCCGTTCGGGCTGGCCTCTGCCTGGGTGATTACCAGGATGTTCTCGACGCGTAAGTTAATCACCTTTGCCACGTGTTGACCCTTGTTCTAGAAGACTTGGAAGTAAAACGACTCAGGGCATGTCGGGGTCGGCGTCTTCGTTGACGTCGACGGTGGGCACGTAAGCCCCTTCGACCGGCTCGGGTTCAACCGGTATCTCAACGGGCAGGGCCAGGCGGTCGGCCAGCTCCTCGGAGCGGTCGATCTTGCGTTGCACTGGTGCGGCCTCGACTGGTTCTGCCGTGGTCTCAATCGTGTTGTCATGGTCCAGAGCGTCGGCGAGTTCGATACTGTTGGGCAGCCTTTTGAGCAGCCTTTTCAACACAACCTTCCGAGCCATCTCGGCCCAGAAGTTTTTCCAGGCGGGAGACTGACGCTGGAACTCAGGCAGCCGATTGCGAATGCCCTCGACTTCGGCCCTGGTCATCACCTCGAAAGCCATCTCACCACTCGTTAACCGAGCGTAGGCATACACCAGCTTTTCAGGGCCGGCGTTGTGAAACGTGGGCCGATGCGTGAAGACCGGCTCGGGTGTGTATTCCAAGGCGAACTCGTCACCTTCGTACACACACCGGGTCTCGATCGACTTGTACTGGCCGCTTCGTCGTGCGAGTTCCAGGCAGCCCGCATAGCCCAAGATCAACGAGACTTCGCCCTTGAACGGAACGAGGTGACACTGACGACGGGCACCACCTGGTTCCAGTCCCAACTCACACGCCGACATCACAGCGCGGAGCAGGGAGGCGGGGTTACAGTTCTGGAGCTTCGGATCTCCAAGGTAGGCCGACCGAGCCACCCGGACCACGCGATCGACCGAGACGTGAGCCGGAATCAGTTTGCGAATCTCGTCTTTGGCCAGGTCTAGTAGCTCAACGAACTCGTGCTTCTGGGCTGGCGTTGCGCCACCTTGGTATCGAGCGGGTGCAGTTGCCATTGATTAAGCCTTGGAAAGATAGAGGCGAATGGATTGGGAGCCTTTAACAACGTGTTCGCGGGTGACGCATACACTCCGCTTGAGCTTGCGGCCGTCGGGCAGAACGCCCATGGCGTTGTTGGCCATGGCTTCAAGGACGGTGGCCTTGGCAGCGTCCCGAGCCTTGTTCAGTTCGGAGATTTGTTTGCCCAGCTCGTCCCATTCATAGGCAGCGCGGGCGATGTCCTCGGAGAGGTACGCCTGGCCGTGAGACTCGCCAAAGATCTTGGTGAGCGTGCCGGCGTCGGCCGATCCGGAGATTGGCGGAGCGATCTTGGGGACGACGTGGTCTTCCCAGAAGCTCTTGAGCCTGGGATAGGCGTTCTTCCAGAGGCGTTCGTTCCAGTACACTTCGTAAGTTCGATACTGGTTGCCACCGACCAGGGTAGCGAACGTGACCTTCTCGGGCTGGATCGAATTCTCTGCCCGATAGCACGCCATCTGTTGATGCGCCTGGAGAATCCAGGTCATGGGAACGTCATCGGTGCCGGGTTCACCAAGCACCTGTGCAGCTCGTCGCTCGCTCATCGTCTTGAGTTCGACGATCTGCCCCTCGTCGTCGATTGCGTCCAGGGTCGCGCTCAAGAAGTCATCACGGAAGAAAGCCTGTTCTTGCAGGATCTTCCGGCCTGTCTTCTCCTGGTACGCCTGGGCCAGTACCGACTCCAACCTGGTGCCCCACTCCATGGCCTCGGTCATCTCAGACTGAACTGGGATCTTGCCCACCTTCCGAGCCCACACCTGGAGCGGGGTTTCATAAGCGTCAGGAACGCCCAACACGGAGCCGGCCTCACTGGCACCGATCGTTTTCAACCGTTCCAAAAGCCAGGCTTCTTTGTCGGCTCTTGGGTCAATTGCATTGGCTGACATTAGTCCTCCGAATCTCTGTGAAAAATGGTGTGATAGTGGTTGGCGTGGGTATCGTCCTGCTGCTGGCAAGCCGCGTTGATTTCGCGGATAACCAGCCACCCGATCATGAACAGAAACAGGGCGAAGATGAGTTGAAAGGCGTGCTCAATGTGTTGGATCACGTGACCACCACCTGGAAGCTCGGCTCCGTAAGCTGCGGGATCGGCTCGTTCCAGCCCGATTGCACGGCAGCGAATCGGTAGTGGACTCGCTTGCCACTGCGGGTCAGAACACACACCAGAGAGGGGAAGTTGCGAACCGAGTAGATGAGTGGTTCGCCGTTCCACCCTGGCAGGAGTGCGAGCTGTGCAAGGATGTAACGGATGACCGACTTGCGAGCGGCCCAAGGGTTTTCCTGAGCGTGCCTATCGACCCAGTACAAGTCGGAGATCAACTGGGAAACGTCATCGCGTCGCATGGTCCCTCCTCTCAGCTCACGGCGGTGGTGGAGGAGTGACGGGCCCAAGCCTGAGCCAGGTGCAGATCCTCAACGGATGCCCCGTCGTGATCGACCTTGGCCTTGGTGTTGACCTTGGGCTTGAACTGGATTTGCGACGGGTAATAGATTGGTTTGATATCGACGAACAACTTGCCCTGTTGGTGGCCCCGCTTGTCGTACGAGATGTAGACGTTATAAGGGGCCGGGTGATCAATCCGTGTGTGGAGTTGATCGCGACCTTCCATATCCAGGTCTTGCAGTCTCTCCATCAACTTCGCCTCTTCGGCGGCGTCCGACATTGCGGCTTGCTTGCGAGCCTCACGTCGGAGTCGCAGTTCGGCGATCCGGCGAAACAGTTCGTAGGCGTCGGTAATTTGTTCAGACATGGGAATCTCCGCGCGTACTTTCTACGCATCACTGTGAGTGGATAAAACGAAGCAACAGGTTGTTGTTGTGAGCCCGGCTCTAAGAATTAGGCGGGCTGTTTACGGGGCTTTCGCTTTGGATTTTTAGTGCTAGCGATTTCATGAATCGCCTGAGCCACAAGAAGTGAAAGGCTAACGTTTCGTCTCGCCGCCTCTATTCGCATGACTTCGTGCGTCTGTGGTGTCAGACGCACAGTCACGCCAACAGTTCCCACTTGGGGCTGAGTTTGCATGGTCTCCTCAGTCTTGATCGGGTTCGAGATCGTGGTGAACTTCGTACTTCTTCGTGGCGGTTGCCAGCTTTCGCTTGGCTTCGTCACGCTGAAAGGCAAACCGCAAGCGGCGGACCCTTGCCTGTGTCAGCTCTTCTTCCAGCTCTGCGATCTTCTCGGCAAGGCTACGCTCTTCCGAGTCGGCCTCATACATGTCCTGCTCGACGTCCAGCATCTCGTGATACAGCCGGGTGTCTTCCTCGTCCCAATCTTCCCAGACGGTCTGTTCGGCTTCCGTGATCGCCATCTGTCTTGCCCTTGTTGGTTGCTGTGGTTTCGACACAACCAATGATAGCCGCTTTTTCCGTTCCGTCAACGCTTTTTCCGTCGATTAAGAGGATTAGCCGTATGTCATTGACTTGCAACGGTTTAAGCGTTCAGAATCTTTGCATGGGATGGTCACAGAAGCTAAAAGCGGCAGCAGGCGCAAAGAAATTATCGGGTGCTGCTATAGGTCGCGCTCTGGGGTACTCTGCAACTTCAGCGAACGAATGGCTGAGAGGAGAGACCGAGCCTGAATTCGCTATTTTGCAGCCGCTTTGCAGTCTTTTGGGAATTCAACTAGCCTGGCTATTTGATGACCGAATGTCTGACGATCTTACGGGGCCTGGGCTTCTGGCCTGCAAGCTGTTTTCCGAAGTTATAGATGAGCGCGGGCCGTATGCGGCGATTGCCCTTCTGGAGGGATCAACGCAATCGGCCCGGCACCTGGGCGGCGTGACTTCACCCGGTAGTTTTGTAGGCAATAACGAAACAACCGATGGGGAAGATCCCCCAAGTTCCGTCGGTGGGTCCGAACCGTTGCCAATACCGAGCGGTGGTCCAGTACATCTCGATCTCGATCAATCTTCCGCCCGGAAGGTCAAGTCTCCCCGTGTGCCTAAGCGCGAGAGGTAAACGTGCATTGACAGTAGTTTCATGCTGTTTCTGCTCTTGGACCTTCATCGGCCTGAATCGCTTTCATCGCTAGAGATGCCTACCTCATCAGTGGTCCTGTCACTATACGCCCGGACATAGTGCACAATTCAATAGGTGGACGCAAAAAACTTTCGGCCCGGTTTTGGCACGCGTCAACTTGCTTGGCACGCGTTTTGGCACGCGTGACTATAGGTTCGCGTGCCACATTAACCACTAATCCGGAAAGGGAGTTATGAGTGGTGGCACGCGTGGCACGCGATATTCAAAGTTTTTATCTGTCGCTCTGAATTAAGAGAGATAGGAAAAGGGAATGGCTGAGCTTACAGGGACTGCAATAGGTTGGATCGCGTGCCACGCGTGCCAACCGTGCCACTCTGGCTGATCGCATGGCCACGCATCCGGACCGGATTTAGCTCCCGCCTGGTGCTGGTGAGCGGGGAGCGGGGCGGCGATTGACGCGCATGAAAAAGCCCACCGGGTCGGGGTGGGCAGTTGTAAAGCGATACTTGATAACTGAGTTCACACGCTGGCACCCACGGCAATCAGGTACACCGTGGTGCTGGCCGTGGCGTTGGCGGTGAACTTGACCCGCTTGTTGGTACTGCTGACCACGATGCCGGTCGTGTTGGGGGCAGCCAGCGACAGCCAGGCGTTGTTGTTGGGACTGCTGGCAGGAATCGGAATCCCGCCCGTGCTGATCAGGTTTGTGCATCCATTGGTGGCATCGGCTGCGAATGTCACAATCGAGCCATCGGTGCCGGCATTGGTTACCACCGAAATCATCCAGTGTCGGATGCGGGCGAAGTTCACGGACGCCCCTGAACCGTCCACAAGGTCCGTGGTGAGGTCCACGACCTGCGAGCCACTAGCGGCCAGGGTCCATTGGCCGATGCCCACAAGGTCAATCTGGTCGGCTGCCGTGCCGTTGGCAAACTGGGCCTGGTTGGAGATGGCCAGCGATCGGGTTGAGCCAGCGAAAAACCCCGAGGCAATGGTCTGCTTGAAAATGCTGCTTGCCTTGGCAGACCCGGAAACAACGGCCATAGATCACCACTTCCCTTCAGGACAGGCTGAGAGTTGCCAGGTTGTCTTGATCGCCATGTCGCAGCCACACGAGCCACATCGGCCCGAGTCTGCCAGGTATCGGGGGCAGGCTTTGCAGGTCGCCATACGCTGGCGTGCCAGCCTTTTGCGGGCCATCGGTAGCCCGGCCTTGATGTGCTGAGCCAGGGCACGGGCGAAGGTGACAGCTTGCCGCCAGAGTGGAGGGGGCTTGGCAGTTGTTGCAGAATTTGCAACCACTGACAGCTGGCGTTCATGCTCTGCCAACGCTGGCCCCCACTTGGCTGGGTCGGCTGCTGCCAATGTGCGGAGGTGTGCGAGAGGGTCACTCATTCTGTGATTGTGATTGTGTGGGCTGGCACAAGGATTGTTCCACACACTGGCATTGGTGTGGTTGATGTTTGCTTGTAACAGTTGATTGTCGTTGCCGGGATGTTAAAGGTGGCTGAAAACGGACTACAGGTGAGCGTGCTTGCGTTCACTGTTCCGCTAATGCCCACAACGCCAAAACCATAGTTGGCATCTGCTCCACAGCTCCACCACTGCGACGAAAGAATCCTTGGCTGGACGTTGGAGCATTTATAGCGTTTGCTATAAAACAGCGTCACAGTTGACCCATTGCAACTCAAACAAGAATAATCATATGGTCCTGTTGGGCAGCACCATTGATTAGGGTTGTACGTGTAGGACATCGGGGTAACGCTGGCAGGGCTAAAACTGCATCCCGTGCCGCACGTTCCCGTACTGCTCATGACTGGACTGGATGGGTAGGGATCGTGAAAATATAAAATCCGGTGCGTCGATCCTGGTGCGCATGCTGAACAACAAACCCGCTGATAGCTGATACCACCGCCCCCGCTGTACGCGATGGAGTCTTGTGGCGTGGTGCATGGTAGGCGGGAACTGGTCGCCATGCGCATCAGGCATGATGCAACGCAGTTGGTCGAGGTCAAAATGATTGTCGTGCCCGTCACACCCCCTACAGCATCGGTCACCAGGAATCGATAGTAATCGTAGGCACCACCGTAGGTCAAACCTGTGACCGTGCTTTTCGCCGTGGTGGCGTCGGTCGTTCCTGTGGCGTAAGTAGACCAGCCACCAGCGCTGGCCTTTTGCAGCGTCCACGCTTTGCCACCCAATAAGGTAAAGCCATCGCATTGAGTGGTCGTAATGCTGATCGTGCCACACGATGCCCCTACGGTGTCACTGATTGGGTCCAGCGTGTAGAAATACGTGCGGCCGCAAAAGTTCCCCAGCAAAACGCCAGTGTAAGGGTTGTAATCGGTAAGCATGTAGGTGACGTAGGCATAAAGCGTTTGCCCTACGTAGCCAGCTAGGTTTACCGAAGCATCGCCCGAACTGTTAGTTGTGGCTGTTGCCACGATAGTACCGCCTGCGGTCTTCACGGTGATGCTTGCGCCAACGGCAGGGGCGAAACACGCATTAACGTGAATGATGGTCGTGCAGGCCGCTGGCGTGCAACAGGTACAGCCGGGTTGGTTGCGTTTACGGAATGTCATCAGCAGGGTTCCAGAATGCATTCCCATCGACCGCTTACCCAGGCGATGGTAATCCAAGTGCTGCCAGAAACCGCACTGGCCGTAGAGGGGTTCCAGACCGTGTAGGAGTTACTGGTGGTTGTATATGCGGACGTTGCCCAGACCCCCTCGGTACAGGATGCTGAACCACCTGCGGCAATGCCCCCCGCTGGGGTCTGAGCTTTGGCGACCCAGGCGAACCCTCGGGCGTTGCCAGCGTCGGGGGGAAGCTGTGGGCGGGGCTGATTGCCAAACGCCTTGACGACCGTGCGAAGCTGGTTGACGGCACCCTCGCCTAGTCTTATCCCCATCCAAGATCCCCCTGTGGAAATCCGAGTTGATTGAAATCCATCTCTTTGTAGAAACGGAACCCTTTGGTGGGCAGGGCTGTGGCTGAACTGAGAGGGTAGGAGATCGCAGATCCGCTGCTACTCAACGGCCTGGGCTCGCTCACGTACTGGCCTTTAGCGTCAGTGATCGGCACCAGCGAACCACTGACCTTTTGATTGAATCCCACGTTGGCGAGCAGATCGTCCCAGCCCTGGTAGGTGGTGCCTGTCACATCGGTCCATGCTGGCCAGGGGCGAATCACGAACTCGTATTGCACCTGGTAGTACAGGCCAATGTCCTGATGCCCCATCATTGGACCGGGGTTAATGCTCACGCACTTGGCGAACCGTGGCGGGTAGGTCACGCCAGCCACTGTCCAGGCTACGCTGTTCACGCTGTCGCAATAAGCGGCCATGCCGAAGTCATCAAACGCACGTTCGCGGCGCATGATGCGGAACAGCGGGTAATGGCGTTCTCGCTCGGGCACCTCGCCGAATGGCTCGCCAGCCGTGTTGGCGTAGATGTTGCCCGCGTTATCGAATGGGTAAACGTAGCGCTCCACCCACTGGCCACGTTCCAGTTTGATGGGTGCCATAGATGGGTCTTCAGGGATGGTCTGTTCTACCGGGCCTACCCAGTTGGGGTCGGTTGGTTCAAACTGGGCTGAGATTATCCACTCACGGCAGAGCACACCATTGAGTGTGATCTGGCTGCCCTCGGCCGCTTCCAGCGTGGTCAGGTAGATGTTGAGCTTTTCGTAACTTGCAGTAAACTGCGTGCCAGTGATCCACTGGTAACCGGGCTGGATTCCGGTCAGGCTCATGAAGTCACGCAGTACACTGCCCTGGTGGTACTGGTCACCAGGTGCCAGCACACGCCAGGACTTGGTGAAGCCAAACGCACCGACCGAGCTAACCGAACCACGTCGGTTGTCGAGTTGTTCAATACTCACAAGCATTTCAGAAACTCGCTAGTTCGGGGGTAGCTTTGCCGCCGTCAATGGCTTTCAGCATCTTGTCGAGCGTTTCGGCCATCTTGCTGGTGTTCTTGGCTGTGTCCTTCTCGGGTGTGCGGTCGTAGCCCTGAGCAGACAAAGCGAGCTTGTAGAACTGCTGTGTGCCTGCTTCGGCCATCGTGGCAGACCGATTGCGGAACGCCTCGGGCTCAATGCGGTTGTCTTTGGCCTTGTTCACGGCGTCCATCTGTTTGGCGAGGTCCATCACGGCCCCATTGCCAAGTTGCTTGCGAAGTTCGAGGAGTTGCATCACCTCGTCACTTGCGCCGTACTGCTTGGCGATGGATTCCTTTTGCAGGCCCTTGAGGATGTCTGACCGCTCACTCATGGCCTTGACGAACTTTTCGGTTTCAGCTTGCTGGATCTTTTCTTTCAGGTCTTGGGCTTTTCGCTGGGCTGCAACGATTGCCGCTTGTACGTCTTTTTCCTGCTTGACCCGTGGGTCATCCTCGGACGGACCTTTGACCTTGGGGCCGTCCCAGGTGTCCTTGCCGTGATCCATCTCATACAGGCTTTTCATCACGTACTTAGCGGCTTTTGCAATCTTGTCGAACAGCATCACCCAGCCGCTCAGCGACTTGGCCACAAAAGCAACAGCAGGGCCAAACACCTCACCGATGGTGGTGGAGAAGTCGCTAAACGTACTTGAGAGTTTGGCCAATGCACCTGCTGCCGTGTTAGCTCCAGACGCTGCTGCCCCGTTGTATTTGTTGGTCTGCTGGAGCAACAGGTTAATTGTGGTAAGCGTCTTGGCTTCCACGCTGAATTCACCATTGATTTTCTTGACGCCCTGGCGAAGGAGTTCGGCTTCAACGGCTGCGGCTTTGACGCCTACGCCAAACTTCTCGATCGGGTCGTATTCGCCACGCAAGGCGCTGGCGATGGCTTCAACAGCTTCGCCTGCACCGTAGCCGGTTGCCGCTGCCATATCGGCGGCCCGCTTGAGAAGAATGCTGGTCTTCTCGGCTGCATTGCTGGCGCTCACGCCAGCGTTTGTCAGGTTGGCACCGATTTGTACAGCCGCCTGAGCCGTCTCAATGCGGGCCATACCGAGCCCCTTGACAAGCCCGTCAATGGTGCCCTTCACCTTGTCGCTCGATTGACCGAAGATTACGTCAATGGTGCGGCCGGATGCTTTCAGCCTGTCGGCCTGTACGGCAGCGTCCTTGATGGCGCTACCGAGCTTCATCACCGCCGCAATGCCAACAGTGATACCCAGGCCAGCAGCCAGGCCGCTCATGCCAGAAAACGCGTTTGTAAATCCGCTGCCTGCCTGCTGTGCTTTGTTGCCGAGGCCATCAAGCACTTTCTTAGCCCGTTCGGCCCCGGCTTCCAGGCCGGAAACATCGGCAGAAAAAAGGGCTTTGACTGATCCTACTACAGCCATGTGTTACCCCTTCAGGTAGCTGGATCGCTTGAAGGCTTTGCCCTTGGATGCGGCCAGACGTTGGCCTTTCACAATGTCATTGCAGGCCATCGCAAGACCACGCACCAGCTCGGTTTGCATTGTCGCCAGTGCGTCGGCAGATGTGGCGGTGAGTGCGTCTTTCATGAAATGCTTGCCGGGCACCTTGCCGCCGGCGTTTTTGTTCTTGGCACCTAATCGGGTTTTTCGGCTGCCGGGAGTCCAGCCGTACTCCTGAAAGCCACCGTAAAACTGATCGCCCTGAAACATGCCGCCACCGTCACCGAACGTACCCACGCTGAACGCTGACGCCACGGCCTTCTTGCGAACCCTGGACTCACGCACAGCCAGAGCGCCAAGCAATGCGCCAGACCGAACGGGTACACTGTTGAACGCTCTGGGGAACGTCACGAGGGCAGACGCTTTCACAGCCTTCTTCAGGTACTTGCGGGCCAGCCGGTTGGATAGCTCGCCGTATGCCTTACGAACGGCCTGGTCATCCCAGATCATGTTGAGCGTGGCGATATTCGTGCTCCTGCAAAGGCTGCCTTGAATGCCGCAAACGCTGCGGTCTGGTCTTCGCCCTGGTTGCTTGCCACGGGATCAGGATTACCGGGCGTGAAGTCGGTGGGCTTCATCACCCGCGAGTGCTTGCCACGGTTCACATTCGCGATGGTGGCCGCAATTGTGCCCGATGCCAGCCACGGGTCGGGGAGTGGGTCGTACTGTTGCAACCAGACCCATTCGAAAAACTCGGCAGACGACATGCGACTACCGAGTTCCCCGACGGTCATACCCAGATGACCAGCGAGCCGGAAAGCGAATCGTCTCAGGCTTCCGGCTCGGTTGGTTTTTTTAGCTCGTCGTTCGCCTCCTGCGTGAGGCCAGATAAGCGGTTGATGGCCTGCACCAGCCTCATCAAGGGAACGCTATTCTTGGCCTTGAGGGCTTCGATATCGTCCTTGGTGAAGACTGGCGTACCATCGTCACCGATCACGCACGCCACCAAGGCGGTGGTGTTCAGGTCGATCGTGCTTCCACCGCCGCTGGTGAGCTGCGAGAGTTCACCCAAAGTGAGCCCTCGCACCAACACCCAGCCGCCCCACTCGGGGCAATCGACCTCTTCGCGTGGGAGGTCGTTGGCGTTAAGGATGTCGTGCCGCGTCAGACGTTTCATGATCAAGCCCAGGTAGGAATGGCGTTGAGTACAAGGCCGTACTCTTTGGTGATGTTCGAATCCAGCTCGATGCCCTCGAGCGGGATCGACTCGATGTAAGCGGGAAAGCTGGCCGTGGCACCCGTCTTGACCAAGCCGGTGGTGGGGTCAAGCAGAGCAAGTTTGAAGTACAACAGCGTGCCAGCGGTGCAGGCTGCATCAAGCGCCATGTGTCCGGTGTCGGTTGGGTCGTAATACACCTGAAACGAAGCGGTAGGCGATTCAGGAACACCGGGGCGCTTGGGGTGGATGGTGGCCGTGAGGTACGGCTGGTCAATCATGGTCTGAGTGATCTCAGGCCCATTGACGCTGACAGCCTGGGCAATGACGTTATACGTGCCACCCGAGGATGTGCTGTAAGACAGAGTGGCGCCTTTGCCGAGAAGGATCTGCGTAGCCATTGGCAAGCCTTTCTAAGGTCGGGAGTAACGCATGGTGAAAGAAACCGTGGCCACCCGAACGGCCCGGTCAGAGCCGTCATTGAGTCGCATGTATTGGGAGTCAACGCTTTGGGGCGTGGTCTCCAGGACCGTCACACCGCCGCCGAGAACGCCTCGAAAATCAGCCCGGAAGAAATGGGCTTGGATGCGGTCGAGGATGATGCGGGTGGTGGCTTTGTTGTTCGTGATCACATCGAGGCCGACGCTCTCGGTGCGGACCTTGCCACGGCCAGCCAGGTGAACCGGCTGGTCTTCGGTGGTGGTGTGGTAGACAATGGCGGGGATGCTGGCTTTTTGCGGAAGCGTGGACTCGTAGACCCGGTTGCCAATGAGGCCGGGCAGGTCTTGAATCGTGAGGATTTCCGCAACAAGCGACTCTTCAAAAGTCACTGGATGGCGTACCGCATTTTAAGGGTAACGGTGGCAAGTCTGACCGCTCGGTCAGTGCCATCGGCTAAACGCACGTAACTGGTA